GGATTATCCTGCTGTAGCATCAACCACATAGCCTCAACGTAGTCTTTGGCATGACCCCAATCTCTCTTAGCTTCAAGGTTTCCTAGCTCCAGTACTTCCTGCTTTCCATCCATAATGTTTTTTAATCCCAAAATAATTTTTTGGGTAACAAACTCTTCTCCTCTTCTTGGAGATTCGTGATTAAAAAGAATACCGCTACAAGCAAACATATTATAAGATTCACGATAATTTTTTGTAATCCAGTATGCATAAAGCTTTGCTACTCCATAAGGAGATCTTGGGTAAAAAACAGTATTTTCTGTTTGTGGAATCTCTTGAACCTTGCCGTAAAGCTCTGATGTTGATGCTTGATAAAACTTTGAGTTAAGACCAAGAGTTCTAATTGCTTCTAATATCCTTAGGGTTCCTAATCCATCTACGTCTGCAGTATATTCTGGAGTAGAAAATGAAACATGAACATGGCTTTGTGCTGCTAAATTATATACCTCATCTGGCTTTACTTTAGCAAGAATACTAGTAACAGAACTTGTATCCGTTAGGTCTCCATAATGAAGATAAAGATTAGAGTTATTTATAATATTCTGAATTCTATCTAATTTATTTAATGAGGATCTTCTAATCAATCCATGAACCTCATATCCTTTTTCAAGCAAGAGCTCTGCTAAGTAGGATCCGTCCTGACCAGTTATGCCAGTAACAAGTGCTTTTTTCATATCATTCTTTCTTCTAATAAGTTTTTTAATAAAAATTTTATATAACCAGTATCTAGATACCATAGCAACTATACTACTGCAATATCTACAATATTTTTACTACGAAGCCAGTTAAATGTAGCCATTAAATATTCACGAGTCTCACAAATGTGACACCCACAATATAATGAGTACTGATTTAAATAGTCAGGTAGTTCTTCACCATCATAGTCCATTGCCTGATAGCATAGCATCATATGTTCATCAACTGCAGATTGTAGTTCTTCTGCTTCTTTTTCAGTTAAATCAACTTTAATCATTTTATCCATCCAGTTTTATTCTTTTTTGTGGTCTATCATTTATTTTTCCAAACCCAGGAACTTCTCCTCTAGAGTAGTATCCTTGAATCTCTGGAGTATTATTTCTAATATGATCCATACGAGACTTACCAAAGCTTTTGCTCTTTTCTAAAAGATCATTGTTTTCTGACAGATCCTTTTTTGCCAAAGAAAAACTTTCAATATAGTTTTTATCTATTGGGGTCATTGTAAAAAGGGGCTGTCCCTTTTTAAATATAACCTCTCCTGGTCTTGTAAACTTAATGTTATAGGTAAATGTAAATGGAAGCCAGTCAGTTTCGACTATACCCTCAAGTGGGGATAAGCCATCTATAAATTCATTAGGTATTCCACGAACATGAAGCGATACATCCTTTGGTGTTTGTACAACAAAGTCTGGAACAATTGTTAAAATTCCATAACCAAAGTGTGATGCAGCAACATTAACTTTACATTCCTCATGAAAATGAACTTCCATATCGCTATTTAGACTTCCGCCGTTCCAGTTAGCACAGAACTCAATAGGGGACAACACTTGCCACCCATATTGATTTGCTACGTTTAATGGAATGCATCTATAGGCTGTACCATTAATTGTTTGGTCCATCCAGTTTCTTTTAAGACCCATAGGTTCAACATTGAATACAGGGTCTCCATTTATGTAATATATTTCTATTTCATTTTTATTCATTTTATCCAGAAATCTATTTAATAATACTATGAATATATATTATCAGTTTTTAAAAAATAAGTCAATACTTAATGGTGAGCAGTTTAATGTCTTTGCTCAGGACACATGGTTAAACTAGTAGGTTAGTACCAGCCCTTTTTCTTGAACGCACCCCATGCTCCACAAGGAGTTTCGTACCTATGCTTTATGTACTTTAAACCCCATTTAATTTGTGTTTCTGGATTTGTTCTCCAATCTGCTCCTGCACTTGCCATCTTACTTCCAGGCAAACTTTGTGGAATACCATAGGCACTTGAAGTTGGGTTGTCAGCAGTATGCCTCCACCCACTTTCACGATTCCATAGATTCACAAGACAGGAGTGCTGGTCTTGTCCCCAAGAGTACTTAGACTCCATATAGGATTTTGCAAAAGCTTTATTAGCTTCTACATTTGAGTCAGAGACTTTTTCTCTGTTTTTTGATCTAGAGGGTTTTTCCTTAGACCTTTCATCAATTATTTCATTGATTTCTGTTGCTTTTTGAGCTATCTTTATAGAATTGTTTATTTTATTCTTATCAATAACTTCATTTTGCGGTGCATTAGCACTGATTTGACTCTGGGTTACTGGTAGGGATGCAACATATGTTGCAAGAACCGCAATAACGGGAATCAAAACCAAGGTTTTGAATCGCATTATTCTAGTCTAACATGCCTAGTATTGACTTGTCAAACTATTATCTATTTTTTGAGTATCCAGTTTTCTTTTTATTCATTGATCCAGGTGTGTTATATCCACCTCTATTAGGAACATTTCTAATTCTAATTTCTAATGCTCTTGCAACTTTATCGTGATGCTTACCCAATTTGTTTTACTTCCTTCCACATATCTTTTGTATTTTCAATTAACAACATTGCATCTAGCATTGTCATTTGTAGTAATTCTTCTTTATCTAAACCTAAGTGTTCTGCATATCTTAGAATTTTTTGTATCATCATTTTAATTCCACTCTAATAAATTCAATAGCATGATCTAATGATCCACCGTTTTCTTTAATCCATTCAAGCTTATTCAAAATGCTCCTTAGAGTATTTACTCTTACAAAAGAATTAACATTTTGTAATTCACGCATCTGATCTCTATAATAATATTCATTATCTGACATTAAATTAAGTCCTCTGTTAGTCTCTCAAACTGTGGCAGTGGCTCAAGGTTATCAAATATTCCCATTTGATTGTGTGGCACAGGCAATTCATCTTCTTCATAATCATCCCATACTGCTGTGTACATATCTGCATAATCATATAGGGGCTTTTCTATTTTATGCATGAAACTTAATAGTTTTGTTGCAAGCCAGCGAACTACTGGACCAGCATCCTTTTCGTGGTGAAGCTCAAATTCCATTACGCTTCCTCCTATCCCATATATATCGTCTTACATTAACGTAGCAGTTTAATGCTACAAAAGTTAAAATCAATAACTCAGCAAGTGAGTGTGAAATTTTCATGAATTATCTTTTGGTAGTGCTGTCATTGTAGCATAAAAACATTCTGCAAAGTTTGCCACTTCTACTGCAAAGTCCTCCATGTGCATTTCAGTTTCACCTAAACGATTTTTAACATATGTTCTTAAACCCGTTACAAAAATCTCTGTTAGCTCATCTGTTGATTTAATAAAATAACTTTTTTTTGTCATTATTTATCTCCATTTAGTGCTGCATAAATACGACTAGCAGCTAATTTATAACTTAACATTGCTTTACCAAGTGGCTCTTCATTATCGAACTTATCTGCCAAAATACGCATAGAGTTAATAATTTCTTGTCTGCCTTGTTTTCGGGCTAAAGTACATCTATTGCATGGGCAATAGTCAGATTTAGAATCTGGGATATCTGATGCACTACTTGCTGCCATTACCAGCCACCCAAGCAATCATTTGAGTGGGTGTGTAACCAGAAGTTACCTTCCATGTGTTTTTTAGTTGGGGCATATAATTCAGTTTTACAGGCACCACAAACGTGTGACCATTCTTCTGCAAAGAAATCGTACTGAAAACCTTTATCCATTAAAAATCCTTATTAAGTATTGTTATAGTAAATATTATCATAACAATAAATTAATGTCAATAGCTTAAGGAATCCACATTTTTAATTCACGGGTAATAATAGTCATATCTGTTTTACCTGCGTGATAAACTTCAAGACCTACTGGCTGTCCCTTGTTTGCTTTGAAGAACCATGTTCCACTATGGATATTATCTAACTTTAAGTCAAGCATTCTTTGACCTGTAAAGTCTGCTTCTTTAGTTCCAATATCTCTAGTAAAACGAATCTTCATATCAGTTGCTCCGCCAAGTTCTGCTACATTAATATAAAAAGCCCAGTTTGCAATTCCTGTGGTTTTTGGGACAATAGAATCTTGTGCTCCAAAATCTAACTGCGTCCATGTCTTAGGACGGATTTTCTGAGGTGCTGGTTTTATTTTTGGATCTCCAGCTTTCCATGATACATATTCACTCATGTGTAATAGTATAGCAGAAGCCCCTGACAAAATCAAGTCAGGGGCTAAGGCTATTTAATTAGTTACTTTTTTGTTGCTTTTTTTACAACAGGTGCAGCAACTTTTGCTGTTACCTTTTTAGCAACTGATGGCTTTTTAGTACCAATTAAAGATGAAGGATCTAGGTCTTTTCCTGCACTCCATCTAATATTGTCTCTCATTTCAAAATGAAGATGTGGACCAGAAGAATTTCCTGTATTACCAGAATGTGCAATGACCTGACCTTCCGTAACCTTATCTCCAGCCTTAACTAGAGCCTTTGATAGGTGTGCATAGATTACCCAGCCACCTTCAACTTTTTGTACCAATTGTGTACCATAGCTATTTCCCCAGGATGCATTTTCAATCTTACCATCTGCAACAGCAACAATTTCTGTTCCAACTTTGCAAGCGTAATCTACTCCTGTATGGTAGCCCTTTGACCACATTTTTCCAAGTTTCTTGTAAGGTGTTGTAACCTTACCTCCAACGATTGGTGAACCCATTTAGAATCACTCTTTCCTTATAAATTAGGGATTAATTCCCAAATTAATTATATCAGTAAAGTGCCCTCGGAGAGATTCGAACTCCCGACCTGTAGGGTAGAAACCTATTGCTCTATCCACTGAGCTACGAGGGCGTGGGGTGAGTCAGACTTGAACTGACGCATACTGAATTATGAGTTCAGGGCTCTGACCAACTGAGCTACCACCCCTTGGCTCCCCAACCTGGACTTGAACCAGGAACATTTAAATTAACAGTTTAACGCTCTGCCAATTGAGCTATTGGGGAATGATATTTAATTATATCGTGGTAGAGATAGGAATCGAACCTACACAGCTAAAGCGATTGATTTACAGTCAATGGGGCTCACCACCTGCCCAACTCTACCTTTGCTATACAGAAGAAGCAGAATGATCGTTAATAAAATCTCTTTCATCAATAACTTCAAATGCAAAATTTGCAAGTGCTTCTTCGTTTTTTGCAAAGTGATGACCACAAAAATATAACTCTCCAGTGACACCTTTTACTAAAACAAATGCTTGTGCTCCACACCTATCGCATCTATCTGCAATAAGTAGTTGTCGCTCTTTTGTATCCGTCATATCATTCTCTTTTCTATTAGCTTATAGAATACACTAATAAATAAAATAAGTCAAGATTAATTACATATATTTCATTAGGCGTGAATCTGCATAGTTCATAGCCTTAGACATTTTTTCTGTCCAGTCTTCTGGCAACATTTCTGTTAAACCAAGTGCACGAGCCCTGCGAATAATGTGACGCTTGGCTGCTTCATAGCTTGAGGCACGACCTACTGATTGAATTGCATTAGATAGATCTGCTCTATCTGCAATCGGGAATGACCCATCTGACATAGCTTGACCTCTTGATGCCATTGCTCTGCGTTGCTTAGGGGAATAATCTCTTTTTTCCATTGCGTCTGCCTCCGTATTATCTAGTATATCAGACTTGTTCTCTCTTTGACTCTTAATACTTTCCCACTTAGATCTTGACCAGGAATATCCTGCATCTCCACCCCAAAGGTCCCATGCCACTCTTCCTGGACTTGGATATCCTTCTTCACCAGCACTAAAACCTGTTGCTTTTTTATCTACCTCATGGCGTGAGAAAAATGAATACATGCGAGCTATTGTGCTCTCTGACAGATTTTCTCCATTAACAATTTGATTTGCTCTAGCAAGACCAACCGCAGTTCCACCACGCCTACCCTCTTTTTTCCATTTCAGGGCTCTTCTTGCAGCAGACTTCATGCCATCATTTGCTTTATAGGTTTTTTCAGCCATACTTATATTATACGTCTTTTTCTTCAATCATGTTTTTTACTTCAGTCATGAGAAGCCATTCTTCTTTGGTTAGATCCATAGCATAGTCCTCAAAATTTCTTGTTTTGATGTTTTCTTGAATAGTCCAAGATCCTTCTTCTGTCATAACAACCTCAATGAGTCCCTTTTGCCAGACATCAAATATAATATTGTTAGTGAGAGATAGGTGCTCTTCAAATATTTCAGGGAAGTATTCTATCATCTTAGAAGTCATCTTATAGGTTGGATCTCCGTCTGGATCAAATCCTGAAAATACAATGAAGTCATTTTCTATCAAGTAAATAAAAAACTCTTCTTCATCAAATTCTTGTTCATCAAACATTATATTAACCCCATTCCACTTAAAAAGTCTGATACATCTTTTGGCATGTCTGAAGGAGTCTTGATCTTAGGATTATAGTAAGAATCTACAACTTCTTTATGAGACTTGTCCTTAAAGTCTGCTAGACTATGTACTTCAATTTCTCTTGTTCCTCTAGATGTATTTGTTATTGAATTATAAATAGCTCCACACACAGCATCCGCCAAGTCCTTAGACCCCTTTCTTGGGTGATCTACTTTATCACGAATGATTCTTAATTGTAATAGTTCATCTACTAAAAGTTGAATTTTTGGTCCATAAATTCTTTCTTCTGCAACAAGCATTGACATATCTTCATAGTGTTTCTTTGCCACAGATAGTGTCTCTGCATTCATTCCTAAAGATTTTAATTCATTCATAATATCAAATGAGTTCCATCTATCAAAGGTGACTCTTTTAATTCTAAATCCACGGGAACGCAGTTCTAAAATATAGTTTTTTACATCTTTAAATTCTACTGTTTTATCTGCAGTTGGTGTCCACCATCTAATAGCATCTACAACTACGAAAGGATTAATTACATCATAGTCGTTAAAGGTATCTATCTTTACCCACTTGTCAACATGTGCTAGAGCTACCGCACAATGGTCATGTTTTTGAGCAAGGTCAACGTGGACATAGTATTCTTTATCTTCTTGTGGAACAAACCATTCAGCAAATCTTCCAGTGTCATCTACTCCATTTGCACTTGAAAAACAAGTCTCTATTTTCTCTTTAGATCTAAAGAATGCATCTACAGCATCTGGTGGCATACAAGCAAATCTAGATAAAGCATCAATTGGATTTGTTAAGAACTGGATCTTAAAGTCTGTTATCTTTCTTGTTGGATTTACATCCCAAGTGGTTCTTCTTAGTGCAAAAACTTTTGGATCCTTATAGGCTAC